AAGGGTGCTGATGGCCTTCAAGGTGTAGATGGCAAGAATGGGTTAAATGGTGCGCCAGGAAAAGATGGCGTAGATGGTGCAGATGGTGTTTCTGTAACAGATGCCAAGATTGACTTTGATGGTTCGTTGATTATTACCTTGTCAACAGGCAAAGAGTTGAATGTTGGTGAAGTAGTTGCACCTGACTTGGCAGAAAAGATCAAAGTCATCAGCACCATGTCTACCAATGGGGCGGTGGCTATCCTAGACGAAGGCACAAGCATCACAAGTGGTGTTAAGAAGATCAATTTTGTTGGTGCAACTGTTACTGCCACCAATTCAGGGGATGATGTAACTGTAAATGTAAGCGCAGGGACGGGAACAGTAACAAGTGTTGCGGCTAGTGGTGGCACAGGTATCAGCGTTAGTGGTAGTCCAATCACAACTACTGGTACTTTAACTATTACTAATACCGCACCAGATCAAACAGTTGCGTTAACGGCTGGTACAGGTATCAGCACAAGCGGAACGTATCCTAATTTTACTGTTACTAACTCTGCGCCAGATCAGACAGTTGCTTTGACCCAAGGTGGTACAACAACAATCACTGGTACTTATCCTAACTTCAACATTTCTTCTGCTGACCAGTATCAAGGAACAGTTACTGCCGTTACAGGAACTTCTCCAGTAGTATCTAGCGGAGGAGCAACCCCTGCAATTAGCCTAGCATCTGGATATGGTGATACTCAGAACCCATACGCAAGTAAGACTGCTAACTTTATTTTAGGCGCACCTAATGGGGTTTCTGGAGTACCAACATTTAGGGCAGTTGTTGCCGCAGACATTCCTACATTAAATCAAAGTACAACAGGTAGTGCCGCAACTCTTACAACAGGAAGAACATTAGCCATTACAGGTGACTTGGCTTACACAAGTCCAAGTTTTGATGGCTCTACAAATGTGACTGCCGCAGGAACGCTTGCCACAGTTAACACAAATGTTGGCTCGTTTACCAATGCAACTCTTACAGTAAATGGCAAAGGTTTAATAACTGCGGCATCAAGTGGCACTGCACCCGTTACATCTGTAACTGCGACAAGTCCTGTTGCATCAACGGGTGGAGCAACACCTGATATATCAATGCCAGCGGCGACTACATCAGTTAGCGGTTATTTAACTTCTACTGATTGGACTACGTTTAACAACAAAGGTAGCGGAACAGTTACAAGCGTTGGTGGCACAGGAACAGTCAACGGCATCACACTCACAGGCACAGTTACATCAAGTGGTAATTTGACCCTTGGTGGAACATTATCAAATGTTGATCTTGCAACACAAGTAACTGGTAATTTGCCTGTTACTAATTTAGGTAGTGGTACATCGGCATCTGCTACAACTTTTTGGCGTGGCGATGGTTCGTGGGCAACACCTAGTGGTGGTGGAAGTGGAACTGTAACTAGCGTAGCGGCAACTGTCCCATCATTCTTGTCTGTTACTGGTTCACCAATTACGACAAGTGGCACGTTGGCTGTTGCTCTTGCATCTACCCCTACCAATGGTCAGTTATTGATTGGTGATGGCACAGGATTTTCTTATGCCACATTGACTGCTGGTAGCAACATAACAATTACAAATTCAGCGGGTGGTATCACTATCGCCTCATCGGGTGGTGGTGGCGGTACATCATCACCAATTCCCAAATTGCAATCTTGGTCAATCGGAGGCTTTTAAATGGCACAAAATACAAACCCAATCTTTCCACTAACACCAGTAAATAGTTGGGTAAGTGGAACTGGTGCAACTGCGGGAACCCCAGGCTTAACGGCTAACACAACCACAGACTTAACAGCGGGAACAATTTACGGCCCAATTTTTACTGGCAAAGCAGTTGATGGTTCAAGGCTCGATTTTATAAAATCAAGACCATTGGGAACAAACGTAGCCACAGTTATTCGTATATGGATTAACAATGGTTCTGCCACAGGTACAGCGGCTAACAATGCTTTGTATCTTGAAAGAACTTTGTCGGCTACAACAGTTTCACAAACGGCTGAACTTGCAGATATTATTTTGCCATTAAACATTAGTTTGCCAGCAACTTACAGGATTTATGCAACATTTGGTACAGCGGTAGCGGCTGGATTCCATTTAACTGCTGTTGGTGGAGATTACTAATGTTTACGGGTTTTGCATCCGAAAACACACCTGCAATACAGGTTTGGGATTTTTTTAGAGCCTATACTGGACAAACAAGTATTTCATTAACAGATGATTGTGCGCCTATTCAATATATTAGAACAGGTAGCAATACAACTGCTATTTATTTATATCTTCCTACTGCACCCATTGAAGGTAAACAAATAAAAATTGTAAATCAACACTATGGGACTAATGCTCAAATTGTGCAAATTTATGCGTCTGATACTAACGATGGCGGCACAACAAATCTTATTTATACATTAGGACAAGGACATACTTTAGATTTATGTTATTCTAAAAATTTTATAAGTTTTGGAACAGGCGTTGGCGCTTTTGCAACTGGCTGGATAACATTAAATCAATCACCGACAGGAGCAAGAAATTCTTATTCTGTAATATCAGGTGGTATTAGTAATAACGCACCATTTGCTCAGACTTTTATGGGCGGCGGCTCATCAAACACTGCGTCTAATACCCGAATGGGATTTATTGGCGGCTCTAGTAATTCAGGAAATGGTGGTAGTTCTTTTGTAGGTGGTGGTTCTAGTAATGTTGTAAACGGGGCAAGTTCTGCAATTATTGGTGGAAATAGTAACAGTGCAAGCGGTACTCAATCTGCGGTTATTGCTGGAAGTAGTTGCTCTGCAAGTGGTACTTATGCCGTGGCTGTTGGTGGAGATCAAAATGCGGCAAATGGCAATAATTCTGTAGTTGTTGGTGGGGCAAGAGGAACAGCAAGGTCTATTGTTGGCAATACAATTTTTTCAGCAAGTAATTCACCTGTTGCTTTTACTGTTGGCGCGTCTCAATCTGCTTTATTGATCTTGGGAAGGCAAACAACAAATGCAACTGCAACAAGGCTTGCAAGTGACACATTCTCAGCAGACACAACTAACCAAGTAATTTTGCCAAACAACTCTGCCTATGTATTTCAAGGAACTTGCATTGCTAACGTAACAGGTGGCAGCACTACATCAGGCTGGAAGTTTGAAGGCGTAATTAAAAGGGGTGCAAATGCCGCATCTACTACATTGGTTGCCGCAGTCACTCCTACTGTAATAGCACAAGATGCTTTGGCGACTACTTGGGTATTAGCAATTACCGCTGATACAACAAATGGGGGTATAGCGGTTACTGTGACAGGGGCGGCGGCAACCACTATCAGATGGGTTAGCAGAATTGAAACAACTGAGGTAACTTTCTAATGGCACTCAAAATCTCTATTTCTACAAGTAATGTTGGCGTTCCTTTTACGGAAGCCTACGCTCGTATTACAAACATTCACGGCAACAAAGACCAATGCCAATATCAGGTGTCTGTATTTGCAAGTACAGATGCTAGACAAGCCAATGCACAAGAGGTAGCAAGTCATGCTTTTTATTGTGCAACGCCAACAGATAACTTAATGGAAAGCCTTTATGCGGATTTGAAGAATCAGGCTGGGTTTGAAGATGCCCAAGACTGTTGATGAGCAACAAGCAGAAATCTTTATGGCATATGCCAAAAAAAGACTTAAAGACAACCTACAAAAGATTGAATCCATGACTCCTGAACTGCAAAAGTACTATGAAGCCCGCTTTGACACTATGGCAACAGAGGGTTGGAAGGATTTAATGGAAGATATTGACACAATGATAAATTCATTGAACAATATCAGTACAATCCCTGATGAAGCGTCTTTGCACTTCAAAAAGGGTGAATTGTCAATACTAACTTGGCTGAGAACCTTGAAAGAGGTCAGCGAGAGAGCGTATGAGGAATTGAATGAAAAGACTATTTGATTTTGCCTGTGAAAACGGGCATAAAACTGAGAGACTTGTTGATTATGAGACAACAGGTTTTAAGTGTGAGTGCGGAGCAACAGCCAACCGAACTCTAAGCGCACCTAACTTCAAACTAGAAGGGTGGTCTGGTTCTTTCCCGTCAGAGCATGGGAAGTTCGAGAGAAAACACCTAGACAGATTGAAGTGGGAGCAAAGTAACAACTCACAACCATAAAAGTGGCGAGTTAAATGTCCTAGAACCGATAACGGCAGGAAAAGGAAAAATATGGCGTTGATTGATAATGAAGATGAGTCGCAGAGTGAGTTAGATGTTGTTGAAGAACAACAGCAAGAAAAGCAACTCCCTGAAGTAACCCAATCTCCAGAGTTTCCTGAGAAATACAGGGAAAAAACTCTAGAAGAAGTTATAAAAATGCACCAAGAGGCTGAGAAGTATATTGGTAAGCAAGCACAGGAAGTTGGTGAAGTTCGCAAATTAGCGGACGAACTCATAAAGCAGAACCTCAGTTCTAGCAAGCAACCTATTAAAGAGGAAGCACCAGAAGTAGACTTCTTTGAGAATCCAAAAGAGGCAATTCGTCAGACTGTCGATAACCATCCAGATGTAGTTGCAGGTCGCCAAGCGGCTCACGACTTCAAAAGGATGCAGATTCAGCAAAAGTTAACGCAAGAGCATCCCGACTACGGTCAGGTTGCTTCAGACCCAGACTTTGCAAATTGGGTGAAATCTTCACCTATTCGCATAAATCTGTTTGCCAAGGCTGATGGTGAGTTTGATTACGATAGTGCAAACGAATTACTTACTACTTATAAACAGTTACGTGGCATTAAGGCAAAACAGACTAGCGATGCGGGTGAAACCCAACGCAAGACTAACCTGAAGGCGGCGGGCGTTGATATAGGCGGTAGTGGAGAATCAGGAAAGAGGGTTTATAGACGGGCTGACCTTATTCGGCTGAAAATGACCGATCCGAACAGATACGAAGCCTTGAGTGATGAAATCATGCAAGCCTACGCTGATGGTCGGGTCAAGTAATTAACTTATCGCTTTTTGGAGATTTATCATGCCTTTAGGTACAAATAATGTGACAGTAACGACAGCGGCAACCTTCATTCCTGAAATTTGGAGTGACGAAATTGTTGCGGCTTATAAGAAGAACCTCGTTTTAGCAAACTTGGTTATGAAGATGTCTTTCAAGGGCAAGAAAGGTGATGTAGTTCACGTTCCTGCTCCTACCCGTGGTTCAGCGTCTGCAAAGGCGGCTGGTTCACAAGTAACTTTGATTGCCGCAACGGAATCAGAAGTTCAGGTAGCAATCGACAAACACTATGAATATAGCCGTTTGATTGAAGACATCGTAGAAGCACAGGCTTTAAACAGTCTGCGTAACTTCTACACAGCAGATGCTGGTTACTCTTTGGCTAAACAAGTCGATACAGACTTGATTAACCTTGGACGCGAAACCAATGGTGGTGCTGGTACAAACGCCTATGCAACTGGTGCGTTTATTGGTGGTGATGGTACGACTGCTTATGTTGCCGCAAGCAACAATGAGTCAGCCTTAACTGATGCCGCTATTCGCCGCACCATTCAGCGCTTGGATGACAACGATACTCCTATGGATGGTCGTTTCTTCATCATCCCACCCTCAAGCCGTAACACGCTAATGGGCTTGGCACGTTACACAGAACAAGCATTTGTTGGCGGTACTAACAATACCATCCGCACAGGTGAGATCGGTAACTTGTATGGCATCCCTGTGTTTGTCTCAAGCAATTGCGACACAGCATCAGGTTCTGCTAACGCTCGTGTTTGTTTGATGGGACACAAAGATTCTTTGGTTCTGGTTGAGCAAATTGGTGTGCGTTCACAAGTCCAGTACAAGCAAGAGTACCTTGCTACGCTGTTCACATCTGATACGTTGTATGGCGTTCAGATTCTCCGTGATGCGGCAAGCACAGGTGCGGCTAAGTCTGCATCTATGTTCGCTCTCTTAGTTCCTGCCTAATTGCAGTTGCGCCCCTCGCCCTAGTGGTGGGGGGACTTTTTTAACCTAATTAGGAGAAATTATTATGGCAACAGCAAGTGCAGTTGTAACACGTAGAGGCAATGACAGTTTTCGGGGTTTATTCTCTGACACTTGGGCTGTAAAGGCCACTTTAAATGCAGGTTCTTTGGTTGATGGCGCAGGCGAAACTGATGACATTACGATCCCAGGCGTTGCCTTGGGTGACATGGTTATCGGTGCATCTTTGGGCGTTGATTTGGTAGGTTTGACTGTGACAGGTTATGTCTCAGCCGCAGATACTGTCAAATTCCGTATCCAAAACGAGTCTGGCTCAACTGCTGACTTGGCATCCACCACTATGCGAATTGTTGTAGTTCGTATGGTCTAAAGATCGGGGGGCTTGTCCCCCCTTTCTTCATTAAGGTATTAAATGGCTTTGTTCAAATGCACCCGTTCAGGTAATGTTGTCGAGTTTAGGCACGACTTTGACATTATCGAAATGCGTAGACACCCAGAATACACAGAGGTTGATACTTCTGCTGTTGTAGAGGTGGAAAAGGTTGATGGAACAAGGCAGACATTAACGCTGAAAAAGCCTATGGGTAGACCCCGTAAGGAACAGTTATGAGCGATATTGATGCTAGAGATTTTGGCAGAATAGAAGCCCAAGTTGAGGCTCTGCAAATGGAAGTTCACCAATTGGCTAATGATGTTAAGTCGCTCCTTGAGTTGGCAAACAAGTCTAAAGGTGGCTTTTGGATGGGCATGACCATAGCATCTATGGCTGGTGGTGTAATTACATTTTTTGCTGGTAAATTACTTAAATAAGGGGAAATCCTATGCCGATGGTTGGAAAAAAGAAGTTTGCCTACTCTGAAAAAGGCGAAAAAGAAGCAAAAGAATATGGCAAGAAAAAAGGTATGCCTGTGACCATTATGATTGCTGTTGGCAAGCCAAAAGGTATGCCTATGCGTGGTCAGCGTACTGCAACTAACATGATGAAGAAATCAGGGAGAGGCAAATGAGTTCATTATCTGGGGCAAGAACCCTATTAAATGCAGTAACTGCAAGTGGTGCTTCTACTGCTGTGCAAGCAGATGCAGGACAACCCGCATTTCTACAAGTTACAGGCATAACAGTGGCTACTGTTGCTTTTCAAGGTAGTCTTGACGGGACTACTTTTGCAACTATTGGAACTGCTTTGACTGCTGATGGCATTGTCACTATTGCTAATGCGCCAAAGTATTTGAGAGCCAACTGCACAGCCTACACATCTGGAACTATTACGGC